TGTTGATACCATCCTGTCCGATTTCAACATTGTACTGAACGGAAAGACTGATCCGGTTGCAGACCTTATCAAGGGATCGACCAGCGGCTACGCTCAAAATATCGCCTCGATGATCCCTGGCGCAATTGGTATGGCAACTCCTGGTCAGGAAAATATCGGACGTCTCGAAACCATCGACAACGCTTTGGTCTTGGCCTTGGCAGGCGGTAAACTCGGAGCCGGTGTATCGAACGCTGACCGCGATTTCTTCAAGGAAATGTCGGGCAAGATTTCCGATCCGAATATTCCTGCCAATCGACGTGTTGCCGCATGGGAACAAATCAAGGGACGTTTGCGAGGCATCCAGAACAGGGCAGCGAAGTCCACAGCACGTCCTGCCCGACCGGCAGCAAAGCCGCGCTACACGCCGTCACCTAATCGCAAGCCTGTTGTATCGCCGAACGCCAATGCAGCGGCACTTGCAGAGGCACGTCGTCGCGGACTGATTAAGTAATGGACCCTATCTCGAATATTTTGCAGATGCTCTCGAAGCCTCTTGTCCCTGGTGTGAAAATACCAGCGAAAAAGGCTGCGTCAAAAAAGGTGCCTGTGACGACGAAGAAGCGCGAAATTGCTGACATTGCAAAGAGAAGTCTCAAACTGGCTTTATCCACAACAGCGCAGCAATTCAAATCGCTTGACGCTGGTGCAAATCGCTATCTACCTTTCGAGATAACAAACCGCATAAAAGCTGGCGTGCAAGATTTGATAGGTTACGGTCCTGACGATACGATTGGTTGGGACCAGAAGAATTTCGACCGAAAATTATCTGCGATAAATGCACGGCAAGATGCTGAAATTGCAAAATCCTATCCTGCGGCAGCGGTCGGTCTAGGTGTTGGTCTTGTGGGAGGTGGCGGCGCACTGACCAAAGGCGCTCAACTCGGCGGCAATGTCCTGTCACGTATCCCTGGACTTGAAAAAGTCGGCAAAGTCATTGCTGGTTCACAGACGTTGCGTGCCGGTGAAAAGGCTAAAAATATTGCCAAGCTGACAGGTACAGGTGCAGTCATCGGAGCCGGTGAAGGTGCTATAAGAGGCGGCGATGCAGGGGATATTGCAAAATCCACCGCGATAGGTGCTGTTGCCGCTCCTGCGACCGTCGGAGCGATGAAAGGGCTCGGATATATCAGCCGTCCGGTTGTCGACCTTTTTGCCAGCAAGAATTACGGACAAATCCTGCGTCGGATTACCGAAGCATCCAGCGAAGAAATTCAGGCAGCGCGCGCCGCGTATAAAGCACGGACCAACGGCGCAGAGCCAACCTTGTTCGAGATTTTACCAAAAGGTGATCGTGACCGGATTTCCAAGCTGATCGGTGGTACCGCACCAAAGGTTCAGGAGCAGGCTGCAGAAGCCATTCAGCAGCGCGCTCGCAATGTCGAAGGTGAAATGCTCAATATCGTCGACAATGCCGTTGCGCCGACCATCAATAAAGTTGAAACAGGGCTTGCAAACAATCTAGCGTCGTCACGCAAAGATATTGCACCGTCGCCTGATGAAGCTGCATTGGCCTCGCAAGCTGCACGCTCACCTCTCGACATGGAAATTCTGCGTTCGCAGGAAGCCGGCAACATCATGCGCCCGTTCGACGATTTGCCAGCTTACCAAGCTGTTGAAGAATTGTTCCCTAACGTACCGGAATTGCAGGCAGACGGCAGTGTCAAATATGTCGTTACTGACAAGGAAGTCGCCAAGCTGATCGGTGACGCCGCCGGCGTTTTGAAATTGGGTAATCAGGTCACGGTCGATAACGTCACGAAGATCGTCAAGGGCCTGCAGAAGCGTGTGAAGGCTAACGGTACCGACGCGGCCGCAGCACAGCGTGCAATCAACCATATCGAAGATACGTTCACCACAGACCATCCTGCCGCTGCCGCTGCAATGGCGCAGATGAAAGAGGCGTTCGCTGGCAAGAGTCGCGTCCTGTCCGGTTTCGATGAAGGCAGATTGAGCCGCACGCGCGAGCAATTCAGTGGCGACAAGCAAACGGGTATCAACGTCTTTGATACACCGGAAGGTTCCGCAGGGCGTGCCTTGGGGCAGACGGCTGCTCTGCGGAACAGTTTTTCGGGAACGCCGCAGGATGCCATGCGTGGCGTCGGACAACTGGCAGAAAATACCGGACTGCAACGTGCTGTTGCTGCCAATCTGGACGACACCGTAGCTGCAAAACTGACTGATGCTGCACGTGCGCAGGAAACCGGACTGCGCGCGCTCGGGGATGCTCGCAAGGCTTCGGAACGCAAGATCGAGGAAGCCGACATTTCGGTACTCGGCGATGCCATGTTGGCTTTCAATCCGGCGTCATTTCCGCTGACACGCGCCGCAGCCGTTGCGCGTCTTGTAAAAATCCCGACGTTGGGTGAGAAGAAAGCATCCTATCTGGTCGACCTGCTATTTTCGCAGGACAGTGTGAAAATCAAGGCAGGTATCCGTTTGCTCAACGATACCAACCGGCAAGCAAGAGAAGCATTGTTCGACATTTCCACAGCCGTCGTCGGTGCGTCACAGTCTGTTCAGGCAATGCCGACCGAAGCTGATTATACAGCGAACGACGCAGCAAATCCGATGCCAACCGATGAAGTCGATTATTCGACATTATCCGACGAAGAATTGTTGCAACAAATTAGCGGCGAGGACGTTGACTATTCAACATTGTCCGACGAAGAATTGCTGCAACAGCTAGGTGGCGAGCAAGAGGCTCCTTACGGCCGGCAAGTGATCGAGTCGGTATTTCCTAACGCAGTTGTAACCGATGACTTGCGGGATCCGAATAGTGCGCTCGGGCGAGCAAATCCGGACAGCTATCACACACAGGGGGATGGTGCCGTCGACGTGCGACCGATCCCAGGCATGTCTTTCGACGAATTTATTGGTACGCTGCAATCGCAAGGTTATGAAATTATCGAAGCCAGAGACGAGGTGAATAATCCGTCAGGACATGCTACAGGTCCGCACTGGCATGTAGTTTTTGCTTAAAGGGAGGTTTATATGTTGTATCAATTCGAGCCTTACGCTGTCCCGATAGTCGCAATGCCCCCTGGCGTTCCGCCTGCACCTCCGCCGCCTCCACCTCCCCCAACGAAGCCAACGAGAGATTAATATGTCTTGGTATATTGCAATGATATTTGTGTTTGCGCTGATGCTTGCCCAACGAACGGCTACGCATTGGCCGGTGAACAAGATCAAGGTATGGGCAGTCATGCTCGGCAGCGGATTGGTAGGTACCTTATCCGTCCACCTGTCCTCTGATCCTACGCCTAGCGTGCAATGGTTTGCTATCGACGTGGTAGCGGCATATTTGATTTTGCGCGTATTCCATCCAATTAATATCGCCCAAAAGCTGATAGGAACCCTCTATATTTCAATGGTCTTTTGGCATATAGCTTTCGTATGGGGTAATCAGGGGCAAGCCCCTCTCTATACATCGTTTCAAAATGTCATCGGCTGGTTGCAGTTGGGCGTTCTGGTTGCGTGGAGTTCGGGGGATGTTGGAAAAGCTATTATTCGGCGTTTTTGGCGTTCTCGCCCTGTGGAAACTGATCTTGATACTGTTGGAGCCGGTGGAAAATGAGCGAACAGAACGATAGGCCGTTGGCAAACTGGACCACCAGCCACCTAATCTCGACTATCGGACTTCTGACAATGGGCGTCGGGTCATGGATCGCGCTCAATGAACGTGTGGCAAATGCCGAAAGCGAGATAATTGCCAGCAAGACCTTTCGTGCCGAACAAATTCGCCGTTCCGAACGGATCGAGGACAAGGTTGACCGGTTGCTAATGGCCGAAGGTATCAGACCGGAGATTGACAAATGACCTTAGATAAATCTGCATTTTACGATCACGTTCGAGCCAAGCTAGGACGCCTATCTACTATGCAGGTCGAAGGATTTGAAACGGTCCTTAAAGCAATTGAAAGTGCGCCACTATCGCACCAAGCCTATATGCTGGCAACAACATGGCATGAAACAGCAAAAACCATGCAGCCTGTTCGAGAGGCGTTCAACCTTTCCGAAAATTGGCGCAAAAAGAACCTGCGGTATTGGCCGCACTATGGTCGAGGTTATGTGCAAACTACGTGGGAGCGAAATTACCGCAAGCTGGATGAAGCCAGTGCAGCGGCGGGATTGACCAAAGCGGGTGAAATTCTTGCAAATCCTGATCTTGCCATGCGTCCGGATATCGCAGCCCTTGCGTTGCGAAAGGGTATGGAAGATGGTTGGTACGATAGCAACGGCAAGAAAATGTCGCAGCGTCTACCGATGAAAGGTGTCGCCACTCGGGAACAATATATCAACGCTCGCAAACTCGTAAACGTGCTGGACAAGGCCGACTTGATTGAAGATTATGCGCAGATTTTCGAACGTGCGCTGCGCAATGGAGGACTGACATGAACAACGGGGCTCGGGAAGGAATGGCTTTCGCAGTCGTAGCATTGTTCGCCTATGCATTCTGGCGTAACCCGTCGGAGCAACTGATGCTCGGCGCGATTATCGCAGCTTTTACGACGGCGATCGGTTTCTATCTCGGAGGCTCCAAAGTTGGTAGCGACACAGCAACAAAAAATGCCGATACGTTGACAGCCATCGGAACAGCAACTGCAACCGCACCTGTTGCAAGCGGTTTTGCGGGTGATCCTGTCCATGTGACCGACGACACGCTTGATTTGACTGGCGCAGAGGCAAGACCGTGAACCTGACCAGTCTCATACCTGGCGTTGCCCAAGTTAAGACTGCGCTGCGCTTCCTGCCCTATGCCGGAATTGCTGCTGCCCTGCTTTGGGGTACGTTCCAGATGATCGAGAAGCGGCATTTCCAGAAGTTATTCCAGAACGAGCAAACTGCACACACGCAGATCAAGGAACGCTATGCTGCTGCACAAGCCGAAGCGCAGATCATCAACAAAATTGAAATCAAGCGCATTGAGCGCGAATATGCCGAAATAGGCAAAGAGTCGGAAAGGAAATACAATGCGCTACTTGCCGATAATCGGGCTGCTGTTGCTCGCTTCGTGCGGTCCCAAGCCGCTAAAGGTTCTGCCAAAGGCTCCGGAACAGGCAGCACCGCCGAAATGCCCACCGGAGTTGTGCAAGACACCACAGAAGCCATCGTTCCTGTCAGGGACGTGAGAATCGCCGCAGATAACTATAGCCAGCTTGTCGCGCTGATCGAGTGGGCAAAGGGAGTAGGTGCGGTCAATTCAAATGAGGTGCCTGCGACCGTAGAGAGCCAATAACGCAGCTTCGGCGCGTCCGTCATCCTTAACCCGAGCAACCTTCCCGACTGTCGACGGCAATAGTACAGTGGCCTTTTCGCGACTGGCACCCTTGCTCGAATTGAGCAATCCCATCTTGCCTTTCCAGACTGCCGGTGTCGGGAATTCAATGACAGCATTGGTCGACGCTGCAATGGCGTGAACGAAGCCAAGAGTGCGGCCGAACGAGAACATCGATGTCACGCCTTGTCCAGGTCGCGCGCTGACGTCCTCGATCACGATAAGCCCGACACCAGCAAAATCCAGTGCGCTGCGCCATTCCCGATCCCACTGCTTCCAAGCCGGCTTGTCCTTGCCTTTCAGCTTGACCGTCGGCACGTCGAAAAACTGCACAGCATTATCCGGATAAAGGATTGCCATTGCTCCGGACTTGCCTGGGTCTATACCGGCGATAATCACTTAGGAAATTCCAGTGTGACCAGATATATTTTGGATTTCCAAAACTGCCACCATTTGCGCTCGACTTCACAGAGTACGAAAAGATTTTCACCAGACGTACTCATTGAAATCACTCGACCAGGTAACGTCGCATAATGTTTGAAACCGCTGACTGTTTGGATCATTTCAAACCCCTGACCTTGTTTTCCAATTCCTTGATAATATCATAATCGGCAGGATGCTCTTTCTTCATCCGTTCGAGGAATTCCAGCATCATCTGCTTTGTTATAAATTCGGTCATTTCACTTCTCCTTACTTTCTATATCGAAGCATGACTTCGACTTCTGCCTTCACTCTAAATTTCCGTTCGAGCGCCCAAGGTTCGATATCTTCCATGATTTGCTTGACGGTCAATGCAAGGTCCGGACGATCCTTCTCCTCGAATACCAGTTCGTCATGCACCTTGAAGATCGTAAACAGTCCCGCCGACTCCGCACGCTTCATTGCGCCGATCATCAATTCGCGCGCACTGCCCTGAATGCAGTCGGCTGTTATCATGCCGTGCCAAGCCATGTGTCGGCGAAACCGCTTGCCCTGATAGGACATGAAGGTCCACGAAGGTCGTTCGTCGCCGGAAGGGGTATAGCTGGTTGCCTTGCGCGGTCGGTGATACCAAATCTTCTTTCCGTTCGGCAGGCGCATAGTCAGGTAGTCGTTTTCCTTGCGAAACTCGATGCCTGAATAAGAGTAGGCTTTTGCGTGATTGCACCAAACTGCCTGCACACTGGCTTCAAACAGTCCGTACCAGAATTTCGGCACCATGGGCGCGATTTCCTTGCGGTAGGTGTTGATTGCAAGCATCGCCAGATCGATACTTTCTTTCGGTGCAAAGCGTGCACGGAAGCCAACCGGACCAAGCCCGTATCCTGATCCCAAAAAGGTGTTCTTGCCAATCTGTCCTTCCTTCTGGTCAATCTTGCGATTGATCGGACGCTTGTAAATCAGTGATGCAGTCTCGGAATAGACGTCGAGCCCTGCGTGCATCTGTTCAACCCTGTCATGCTGTCCAGCCATCGAAAGCAAGTTCCGAGCCTCGACGGCTGCAAAGTCGCCTGCACATATCACCTTGCCTTCCTCCGGCACGATACAGGACCGCAGCGACGAGATAATGGCGGTGAATATGTCCGGACCCCATAAGTCCCTGATATGGTCGACGTTGCGCGTCAGAATTGCATCGGCGAGGATATCGGCGGTCAAGCCCTGCCGTTCGCTGATTTCACCGCGGGGGTAGTTCTGGACCTGTATCAGTCTGCCGACGTCGCGGCCTGTTCGGGCTCCATGATACTGCGTAGCGTAGCGGACACGTCCGTCGTTTCCAGCACAAGCAAGCATTCGTTCGAGTTTGGCGACGGAAGACGATGCAAGGGAGCGGCGGAGCGTGAGGACTTCGTGAACATGGTAGGGCAAAGGTTCCGAAAAATCTTCGATACCAAATTCGTCATCAGGATCCAGAATCGCATTGAGAGTTTCCTTTTTCATGTCGCCAAGCGCAACGCCCTGGTCATTTACCCAATTCAGTACCTTTTCGCGTTGTGTTGGCTTTAGTCCGGTCAATTCACGGAAGCGTTCAACCATCGGCACGCGCACCTGATCCAGCACGTCGATGCAGGCATGAACGAATTCAGTGTCGATCCTGATGCCACGCTGGTTGATTTTCTGGTCCAGTATCCACGTATGGCGTTCTTCTGGTCCAAGACCCTTCATCACTTTGTAAAGAGCGTCCTGTGCATCCACGTCACCAATATTGTATTTGTAGAGGCGGTCAAGATTATAGGAATTGTGCTGTGACCATCCTCCGATACGGTCTGGTTTACACATTTGAAGCATCAGAGAATGACCCTCCATATCCTTGCGGATAGGTAATTCTAACGCTGTCACAGCAGCATCAAGGCCAAGGGGCAATCCCTTCATACCGCAGGTAGCAAGCGTGTCGTGCCAGCGTTCAGGAGGCAGTTCAGGATACCCTGCCGGAACGCAATGAAATTTCCACATTGCCTGTTCAAAACTCGCGTTATGTGCGCAGAAGATGACAGTAGGATCGTTGCACAACTCCATCAGTTCAGGGTCTTTTGCATGAACCTCTTGCTCGATAAGTACTCGGGTTTTCTGCGGTTGCCCGTCGACCGTCACTTTGAAGCCAAGGCATAAGATACCTGTTGAAAAGTCTGCAGCATATTTCCATGCGCCAATCTTTAAAAGATCAGCGCGGGAATAGGTTTCAAAGTCAAGGGTTGCGTATCTCACGAGCCGAATATCCTCCGCCAGATCGAGGGCTTCTGCATCGGTTGCAATTTTCCGTCACGGCGCAGCTTCATTCCGGACGTGCGCTCGACCTTGAAACCATGCGACGTTTGCGCTGGCTTATGCGAGCCTGTGTAGCTTCTATGACCGGTCATAATCATTCTCCTGCAAGGGTTGGCAGACGTTTCGCATCCGGTCTGCCAGCGGATTTACAAAGCGGCGCGTGTACTCGCCGCGGCGAACCTTAAAATGCCGGTTCTTCCTCGACCGTGCCTGCGACACCTTCGATTGAAGGTGCATTGGCGAGAGGGTCATAATCGGAATATCCGGCATAGGTGCCGAATACTTCGTTATTACCTGGTCCGCCACCGCCCGCAATGCGCTCACCCTTGCGGACGAACAGACAGTTTTGCAGGTACGCAGTCACACCGTCCTTGGCATCGAGCGTTTTGCGTCGAAACGGTTTGAATGCCAGTGCAGGAACGACATACGCACCAGGATAGAACAAGTCCTTACCGGCTTGGGCTCGAGCATGTTCTTCCTCGGGAATGTCGATCACCTTGCCAGCTTCGAGCCGTGCAAGCGAAACGTCGTACTGCGACGATGCAGTCAGGATACCGGCATAAGGTTTATAGAGTTCGGCCCGCTTTTCGGCCTTTTCCATAATCTTCATTGCTTCGTCGGCACCTTTGCCTTGTGCGTCCAGTTCTGCTTTCTGGATCGCACGCTTGCCTGCGGTAATGCCACCCATGCAAGCGAGATAGTAATCGCCTGGATTGCCGGAAAAGCTGCCGAGTTCGGCAGTGATCGAACGAACCATGATACCAACAACCGCGTCAAAATCTTCCTTTTCGAGGCCGAAGGTTCCGGAGAATTTAGGTGTGGCGTTTGCGACATTGCGTGGTGCCGACTTCGCCGTAATCGACGAATAGAGCAGCCGTGCAGGCTTGATTAAAGTGTAGCGTTCAGTTTCAGCCATTGTTACTTCCTTTTGTCCCTGTTGAAATTTTCCATATCATCGCGGGGACTCAGCGATGACGGGAATTCTTATTTGCTATAAGGCAAGATTTCAGTGACTTTCCATTCACGTCCATAGGGCCGATGTATTTCACCAATTTCGTAACCGCAATTATCAGGTGTACCTTGCTCGACAACCTCAAATTTCTGTGAAGGGTCGCGCCAAAGATGGCCTTTGACAAGCACTGCTTCAAATTTCGCCACGATCAAAACCCCTGTTCTTCATAGGATGCAGCGTGCTGCGTGAAAACATTCGCATTGGTGCGTGGCTTTGCTTCCGGTCGTGGATCGGACAGAGGTGCAACAGTCAAAGCGGCGCTTTCGGGCTTGTAACCCCATTCCAATGCCATTTCCTTGCCGCGACTGGAAACCTTCTCGATCTGTGCCGGCGACTTGATTTCCTTGGGCTTGTAAGCCTTGTCGCCGAACGCTTCCTGCAGCGCGACCGTTGCCCCTGGCTTCCATACGCGATTGACTCGCTTTTCAACCAGCTTGGCGCTCGGGATATTGCTGCCGCCGATAAGGCGCGCACGGACAACTTCTTCGAGAGCATTCATGAAGCGGCGAGCATATTCCCGCTGCGAATAAAAATGATCGAGTTCTTCATTGGTAAGCATGACGATAAAATCCTCACTAGCTGTTGCATATTCCTCGAACGCGCGCTGCATTACAATGCAGTCGAGCAGGACAGGGCAAAATTGACAATGGGAGCCTGGTACATAGTAATCCATCTGCAATACCGCATTGTCGGTTAAGTAGAACATGCGCGGGATCAGGACATTATTTCCCCAATCCATGACGTCGCCTAATGTCGTGGTCCAGACGTCAGGTTCTTCGAACACGCCGTAGAAATTCGGCTGCACGATCCCCAAACGGCACGGCAGGTCGCGCGGTGCTTTCTGCAATGCTTCGTCCGACATAATCATCAGGAACGCATAATAGAGCAGTTGCTTGTTGCCGGCCGCAGCTACGCCGATGCCTTCGCCGTTCTTGTAGTCCAGTAGGTCCAGACCATCCGACAATGACCAGAAGCCAAAATCAACCGTACCCTTGAACAGCGGGTGAATATGCGGCAGATGAATTGTCGTTTCGAGCAGCATGTGGCCTTGCTCTTTACGCTCTGCGATGATTTTCATGCACGCATTGAAATAAATCTGCACAGCGTCAAGGTTGATGCCGTCAGGCCAGCCGGCAATATATCCGTTGAATTCCTCGCCGAGATATTCGAAAGGTTCGACACCTTGGGCGATTGCCACCGCACCTAATTCGTGCGCGCCGGTCCCTAGCTTGGCATATTCGCTTTCGATATTTTCATATTCGCCGTTTTCAATCTGCGCCTTCATTACTAGGAATGAAGCTGCGCAGGTCATGAAGCGGTGCGCTCCGCTGCCGCCTAGTGGGGAGTGTTCGAGTTCAATCATAGGTCAAACTCCGCAACAACAGGCAGGTCGCACCAATGTGTAGGATTTTCAACCCATACGGAATAATAGCAAGTGTCTTGAACGTCAAAGCGACTGCCACTTTTTTGAACCTTGATAGGTTCAGGGTGTGCGGCTAATCCGCCACTCCATAATTCTGATTGAAGTATTCCGCCACAAACGAGAACGCTTTTGTCCTCGGGACAAGTCGAAATGTCTTTCCATTTCTTAGCCATATCAAATTCCTAAAGCTACATCGTTGTTTCATCGTGGTTGGCGCAGATATACCGCTGCGCCGCCGGTTGCGACCCGAGAGGATCAGCCGGCGAATTCAATTCCTGCCTTGGCTTCAACAGCCTTGGCAAAATCTTCGCGGCTTTCCTCGGGGATATTGCGGCTGTGTGCAACAGTACCTTCCGGCGTGAAGGTTTGAATGATTTCCTTCACAGGAACAGGATCGCCCAATTTCACAGCAGCCTGATTGCACAAAGCGCCAAGGTCGGCGTCGGTCCACTTGCGAGCAGGGACACTGGCTTTTGCTGCAGCAGCGGTTGCGTCGGCATCAGCAGCGGCGTTGCGGAATGCTGCAAATTCGTCATCTTCCGCTGTGTCCGTCTGGACGGGGGCCGTTTCCGTCACAGCCTGCGAGACAACAGAAGGCTCTTGTTGCATAGCCTCGCCAGTTGTCGTCGTGCCAGTGTCCTTTGGGAAACCAGGCATCGGTGCAGGACGCGTCACGCCAACCTTCATACGCCACAGGCCGTCCTTCGTGGTGCCTTTGGTCGCAGCGTGCAGCAATTCGCTCCAAGGATGACCATGCGCGTCGACTTCGGGTGATCCGGTGTCAACCGTCGAGGCAGTAACAGGGTCCGACGTTTCCGTAGAAGATACCTGTTCCGTCGCAGTCTCGACAATCGGGCTTGCCTTTGGGAGTTCTGCTACAACAGGCGACGTGCCGCGACCTGCAAGCACTTCGCAAACTGCCGCGTACATTTTTTCCGGTACAGGGACCATGACATAGTTTTCGTTCTGGTACATTTTCAATTTCCTTTTTCATCAAGAACGTGGTGAATCACATTCATTTTCTCGATTGCCCGAACCAGTATTTTTTCAGAGATAGATCCAGGCGCTACAAATATCTCCGCATTGACTACACTCAATTGACCAAATCGGTCCAAACGGGAAACTGCCTGTTCATTTTGTGCCGGCACCCAATCGGGCTCTGCCAAATAACACCGCGAGCAAACTTGCTGCAAACCATCCAGTCCTGTTCCCGCTGACTGAATATTTCCTATGAACACACGAACCTTATCATCGTTGATAAAATCGTCAACCGCTTTTTGTCGTGCGGACGGAGATTTCCCGCCATCGACACGTACCGTACCGTATTTACTCAATTGTTCTTCGAAAATTGTCAGCACGTCGATATGCCAACCGAAAATTACCAGCTTTTCGTCGCTGCCTTCGAGAAAATCCCGAGCGTAGTCGGCAATCTGCGGTGCAAGAGCAATTCCCATCAGTCGGCGAACGGCCGCGATATGCCCGAGAATTTCAAAATCTTTCGTGGTCTGAATTTCTTCGAGCGAAATTCCGAGCATCCCTTCTGCGTCGAGCGCAGATTTTACGGTTGAATCTTCCTCGCAGCGCACGATCGAGTAACGTGGTGGCTTCATCCACTTAAGCACGTCCTTCTTTTCGTGGCGAGCAAGCACGTTCACGCGCAGGCGATTTTGCAATTCATGTTCGAGGCTCGTACTTTCCAGCTTGAAGCGTTTGCCTTCGATAGTTTGCAAATCTGCCTGCCGGTTGTAGCGTTCCTTGAATTTTTCTTCACTCATAAAGTCGATGGCTTCGTGATCGAAGAATCTGAAAAGGACAAAACACTCACTTGGCCTGTTCA